CGAGCTTAAGGCTCTCCTCTCGAACGAGATACGTTCGGCGGTCACTTACGACGATACGGAGCTGTCCGGCAAGCGTGCGCGTGCCATGGAATATTTCCGTGGCGTGATGAGCGACACGCCTTCGATGACGGGGCGCTCGTCCGTTGTCTCGAAAGACGTTGCCGACACCATCGGCTGGATGCTTCCCGGCATTATCCGAGTGTTCACGGCGTCCGAGCAGATGGCGGTATTCGAGCCGGCCAAGCCGAGTGACGAGCCTTTCGCAAAGCAGGCGACGGATTACTGCAATTTCGTGTTCATGAAGGATAACCCCGGCTATCGGGTGTTGTGGGATGCGACTCATGACTCGCTGTTGCTCGGCAACGGCATCGTCAAGCATTGGTGGGACGACAAGGAGGAGTGCGAGTATTCCGAGCATTCCGGTCTGACCGAGGAACAGGTTGCGGTCATTCTGTCGGAAGGCGATGCGGAGATTATCGGGCAGAAGCCGGGCGAGCCGCAGCTTGTTGCCGTTCCAGACCAGATGGGCGGCATGATGCAGGTTCAGTTGCCGACCTTCGACGTGAAGATCAAGCGCATTGAACGCGCCGGCCGCTTGCGTGTCGAGTGCATCGAGGCTGAGGATTTCCTTCTGGATCGTGAGGCGACGTGCATCGAGGATGCGCGGTTCTGCGCGCACCGGGACCATGTATCGCGCTCCGATCTGATCGAGATGGGCTTTGACCGTGATTTGGTTGAAAGCCTGCCGATCGATCGTTTCTCGACCATGCAGGAGGAGAAGCTTGCGCGCGAGGAAGACGCGCGGACGCTGTTCAACATGGTCGGCCACGAGTCGATGCTCCTGGTCGAATTGTTTGAATGCTACGTCAAGGCCGATGTTGACGGGGACGGGATAGCCGAGACGATCCGGGCCTATTACGCTGGCGCGTCGGGTACGGGCGAATTGCTCGATTGGGAAGTCTGGGAGGACGACGTTCCGTTCAGCGACATCCCATGCGAGCCGGTCCCCCATCGGTGGGATGCGCGGTCGGTCGCGGACGACGTGTCGGACATTCAGCGTGTCAAGACGGTTCTCACGCGGCAGTTCCTCGATAACCTGTATTGGGTCAACAATCCGCAGCGGGAGGCCGAGGAAAACTCGGTCATCAATCCCGAAAGCCTGATGACGCCGAAGTTCGGCGGGACGGTGTGGCGCAAGAAAGGCTCGCTGCCGATCAATCCGCTGCCGGTCCCGTTCATTGGCGATAAGGCGCTTCTCGGCTTGCAGCATTTCGACAATGTGCGCGAGATGCGGACGGGTGTGTCCCGCGCCACGATGGCGCTCGACCCGGAGGCATTGCAGAACCAGACGGCGACTGCGAACCAGAACCAGAAGGATTCGGCGTATTCGCAGATTGAGTTGATCGCGCGCAACCAGGCAGAGCTTGGCTGGCGGCGTGTGTTCCGGCAAATCCTGAAGCTCATTGTGAAGCATCAGGACAGGCCGCGCACGATCCGGCTGCGGGACGAATGGGTCGAGATGGACCCGCGTTCGTGGAACGCGAACATGGACGTGCAGATCAATATCGGGCTTGGCACGGGTTCCCGTGACCGCGATATGTCGATGCTGAACACGATTCTGGGCGTTCAGATGATGATGACGGATCGGCTGGCGAATGGCGGGTTCTTGCCGCAGGCGCTTGACATGATCCCGAAGGTAAACACGACGGCAATCAAGCTTGCCGAGAGTGCGGGCATCAAGAACCCGGAGCAATTCTTCCTCGACATCAAGCCCGAGATGCTTGAGCAGATGAAGGCGCAGGCATCGCAGCCCAAGCCGAGCCCTGAGGAAATCAAGGCGCAGACGCAATTGCAGATCGCGCAGCAGCAGGCCGAGCTTGACCGGCAGGGCGACGAACGCAAGGCGCAGATCGAGGCGGTACAGGCGCAAGCCGACATTGCGACGCAGGATCGCAAGATGCAGGCCGAGATGGCGAAGTCGCAGCAGCAATTCGCCTTTGACAAGGAAATGGCCATTCTTGAATTCCAGTTGCAGCGTGAGCTGAAGATGGCCGAGCTTGAAATGAAGCGGCAGATGCACGAGCAGCAGATGGCGCAGAATGCCGAGCAGCACCGCCAGCAATTGGAAGCGGGCGTGTTCAAGACGATGCAGGGCGAGGAATCGCATCGGCAGAAGATGGAATCCGCAAAAGCCAAAGGGGCGGAATGATGTGGCCGTTCAAGTGGAAATCGGAAGAGCCTGTCCAGCAAAATAAGCCATCGTACATCAGTGACGAACTGGTGGCTGCCGCCAAGATGCTTGGTATTGATGTCCCTGTTTCTGCGTTGTGTGACAACGGCAGCCTAACGCTTCACGGCGGCTTGCTGTTGCAAGCAAAAATCGTAAGGCGCTTAGCCGAGGAATCGCATCGTCAGAAGATGGAAGCGGCCAAGGGGGCTGAGTGAGCGACCATCTCGCCAAGGAAGCCGACAGGCTCAAGAACGACGAACTATTCAACACGGCATTGGACGCAATCCGCTCCGAGGCGCTGAACGCGCTCGCGATTGCCGATGCCGACGACATCACGGTCATGCTGCGCCTACAGCAGCGCGTCGCCGTGATCGACGAAATCCGCGCAACGCTCGACCGATACATCATCGCGTCTGAGCCTGCGGAAGATACCGGCTCCTACGCATAGGGCCGCCGGGCACCCAAGGAGACTTGATGACTGACAATACCAACCCCGCCCCCGAGGCGGCTGGTACTGATTCCGCGTTGACCGTCGAGGCCGGCGCAGATGCAATTACCGATCTCTTGAAGGACCCGGAGACGGACCTCCAGACAGACGATCAGGGCCAGGATAAGGGCGATACCGAAGCACAGGAACCCGAGGAGAAATCCGAGGACGATCTTGTTGCTGAGGCCGTCGCAGCCGAGGACGAGGCCGAACAGGACGAGGAAGGACAACAGGACGGCTATCAGTCGGGCAAGTTCGCAGCCGATACCGCGAATGTGCGCCTGAAGGATGGCACTGTTATCTCCGTTCAAGACCTGAAGCGCGGCTATCTCTCGCAGCAATCATTCACACGCGGCACGCAGGAAAACGCCAAGGAACGTGAAACCTTGGCCTCCCAGAAGGCCGAAGTGGAAAACTACGCTCGCACCTTGCAGGCGCAGCGGGATTTTCTTTTGCAGGCGTCGCAGCAGTTTCTACCGCAGCCGCCGGACGAGTCGTTACTGAATGCCCAGTCGGCAAACTACGACCCGATCCGCTTCATGCGGGAGAAGGCTGACTACGACAAAAAGGTCGCATCTCTCCAGCAAATCCAGCAGATGACGCAGGCCGAACAGGCCCGCATGTCGCAGGGTGAACAGCAACAGAGAGAACAATTGCGAAGCCGCGAGGCCAAGCTGCTTCTTGAGGCAATGCCCGAGCTTTCCAAGCCGGAAGTCTACAAGAAGTTCTGGTCGGAAGCGGTCGAGACGATGGCGGAATACGGTTACTCGGCAGAGGAACTGGACGCCGCAATCGATCATCGCAATTACAAGGTGTTCCGCGACTTGGCGGCGTACCGAAGGGCACGCAGCAAGCTTCCTGCGGTCAAGAAGACGGTCGAATCAAAGCCCGTCCTGACCGGCAAGAAGCGCATGGAGCCGCAAGAGAAGTCATCCCGGGAGAGGCAGGCGAGGCACGAGCAATTGCGTAGGACCGGCGATTTCGACGCCGGGGTCAACGCGCTCATGGACCTTGATCTCTAACGGAGGGCCAAATGGCTCAGATCACCAACACTTACGAGACCTACGACGCAAGGGGTCTTCGTGAGGAGCTGGCGGACAAAATCCACCAGATCACTCCCGAGGAAACCCCGTTTCTCTCTCTGATCGGCCGCAAGAATGTCGAGTCCACTCACCCCGAGTGGCAGACCGATACGCTTGCGACCCCGGACACCAGCAACAACCAGCCGGAAGGCAACGACTGGACGTTCGGCGCACTCTCTCCGACCACTCGCGTCGGCAACTACACGCAGATTTCGGACAAGAAAATCCTCATCTCGCGTACCCTCGACAAGACCTCGAAGGCGGGCCGCAAGTCGGAAGTCGCCCGTGAGGTTGCTAAGAAGGGCGTCGAGCTGCGGACTGACATGGAGGTCATCTGCCTCTCGAACCAGGCTTCGCTGGCCGGCTCCGGCAACGGTGCGACCAATCGCAAGCTTGGCGGGTTGCGTGCGTGGCTTGCCACGAACGACAACATGAACTCCGGCACGTCCGGCGGCTTCAACTCCTTGACGGGTGTTGTGGACGCGGCGACGAACGGCACGCAGCGCGCCTTCTCCAAGGCGATCCTCGATTCGGTGATCCTGTCCACGTACAACGCTGGCGGTTCTCCGAAGACGCTGATGCTGTCGCCGTATGCCAAGACGGTGTTCTCGACCTTCATGTCCGACTCGAACGTTGCGTTGCAGCGTTTCGCGGCGAACGGCAAGGGTCAGACGACCATCGTGGCGGCTGCGGACATGTATCTGTCCGACTTCGGCACGATCTCGGTCGTTCCGAACCGTCAGATGGCCCGCGCGGGCGCGACGATTGCCCGTAATGCGTTCCTGATCGACCCCAAGATGGTGGCGCTCGGCGTGTTCGACGACATCAAGCTTGAGAAGCCCGCCAAGACCGGCGATGCGGAAAAGCGTGTTCTGGTGACGGAATATACCCTCATCGTGAACAACGAAGCCGCCCACGGTGTTGCTGCGGACCTCTACGGTCTGTCGGCATCGAGCTAAGGAGGCTACGAACATGCCTGTTACTCACGTTCCCGTCAGCGTCACCGACGCTGCGACATACACCCTGCTCGCCGACAATTCCGGGCTGGTTCACTACATGCCGAACCTTACGGCGGACATCGTTATTACGCCGCCGACCCCGAGGGCCGGCCTGTGGTACGAGTTCGTCTATGCGGGGGCTGCGGCCGACGCTCAGGACTGGCAGATCAATACCGGGTCCGACACCAATTACTTCAAGGGTGGCGTGATCTACAACCTGACCAGCGCGGGCGATACCGAGGATGAAGTTGTCTCTGTCATGAGCGACGGCAACTCGAATTCCAAGTTCAACGTCATCACTCCTGCGGGCGGCACTCGCATCCGCATGGAGTGCACGGACGGGACGACTTGGACCCTGAGCGGCACCGTCGTTTCGGAAGACCCGCCGACCTTCGCCGATCAGTAATCGGCGCAACACGTCAACGAGAGAGGGCGGTTCTTCGGAGCCGCCCTTTTCATTTGGAGAACCGAAACATGCCGAAAATCAAGGAACCGGATTCCATGAGCCCTCCTGCCCCCGAGAAGCTGTTTCCCGTTCTTCTGCTGAAGAATCATTGCCCGGCCGGCAACTATGAAATCGTCGGCTATCTGAAAGAAGCCGTGAAGGTCAAGGACGCGGCCGGCGCGTGGACTGTGGTCGAGCCGGAAAAGTTCATCGAAGGCGAAATGAAGCCTCACACGATGGCTGGCGTCGGCTTCCCGAACAAGATCTGGGCCGGGACGCACATCAAGCTTCCGCTTGAGGAAGCGAAGCGTCTTGTCGCGGCGAAGGCTGCGGAACGCGCCGATGCCCTCGCTGCCTGATCCCGCGCGAATTCCTGACGAGTTGTGGGAATTCGAGGGTCTGTCGAGCGATGGCCTGCGCCGGCATTACGTCCATTGGATCGACAAGGCCAATGGCGTCGGCTTTCGCAAGACGGAGAACCTGGTCGAGCAGGACTTGCTGGCTGTGAACAAGCAGCGGCTTGACGACTCTCACGGTGAGCGGTTCGGGGACGGCAAGGTTATCGCGAGCGTGCCGCTCAATGTTTTCTATCGTGATTTCGCGAAGCGCCTGAAGGAAGGCGACGAGGACTTCACGAAATGGTGGCTCAATAGCGATCAGAACCGCCCCTATCGCACCTTTAGAGGCCGCCTGTGACATTAACAGCAGAACGTCTGCGCGCATTACTGGAGTACAACCCAGTAACGGGGGATTTCACGCGGCTTATTGATTGTGGTGGGCGCGGTAGCAAGAGCCGTGTTGGGGCTGTCGCTGGCAGGCCGCATTATCGAGATGGCCATGTCAGTATTATGATCGATCGTAAGTCATACGGGGCACACCGGCTTGCGTTCCTTTGGGTGACTGGCGATTGGCCGCCCGGTGTTGTGGATCACATTAACAGGGTGCCGGGCGATAACCGGTGGACAAACCTGCGAGTTGCTACCATAGCGCAGAACGCCGCGAATTCACGGCGAACCCGGAAAGCTAAAAGGGATACCGATCTGCCGCGCGGAGTGTACAGGTTGCCATCTGGTAACTTTCAGGCGCAGTACGGCAAGGGTGGGTATATCGGAGTTTTTAGAACAGTCGGGGCGGCAAGTGATGCGGTAATCGCGGCGATTAGGGCGAGGGGGCATGAACCGTTTCTTCCCATCGGGGAGGCGTCCTGATGGCTATTACAACCTACACGGAGCTTCGCACGGCTGTTGCGAACTGGCTTGCCCGTGATGACCTGAGCGACCGCATCCCGGAATTCATTGCGCTGGCTGAGGCCAAGTTCAATCGCGAGCTTCGCCACCCGCGCATGGAGAAGCGATCTTATACGTCGGTCGATACCGACACGAACGAGCCGG